TTCTTGAGATTGTCCGATGGCAGTAGATTCACTATAGGTAATGCCTAGAGGGAATTCACCTGCTCCGCATACTCCAATAGAGTCATTGTCAATTAGTTTAACAAACACATTTGCTGGGATTGCAGCGTTTGAATAATATGTATAAATATTTGGTTTAGTAAAAGTTGCCATTGTATCTCCTTAATTAAATAATTCGTTATATTTCTTAGATAGTGCAGGCTTCTCTTTCAATACATGAACTATCGCCTCTGATAAAGTAAGCTTGGTATCTGCTTTAACTTTTTCTTTTGCCAAAGCAATTACTTCATCTTGAACATCGCCAACTTTTTCTTTTCCATCATCTGTGAAGTTTGTAGATTTAGCTTCCAAGTTGGGTTTCATAATATTGGAAATAAATGCCACCATGTCATCTTTCATATAGGCTTCTCTTTGTGCCTCACATACAAGTCCTGCATGGAGTTTTTCATCAAACTCTTTTTTCTTTTCAATAGCTTTATTCTTATCCACCAGTTCAATATTCTTTTTAATCTGTACCTCTAAATCATCGGATAGTTTTTTAGATTTAGTTTCTTGCTCAGTTAGTTTGGTTGACATTTCTGTCATTTGGACTTTAATTGCATCCATATCAGTTAAAATTTTTTTAACATCGGTAGTATCTTTTACAGGTGCTGGCATATTTATCTCCTTGTATTTTAAAACTTGCATATCTTTCACGAATGGCCGGTTGGTCGCCGCACATCCAAAAATTGTGGGACCGAATGTTGCCCCTGTTTCATTGTCAGTATATTCGAAGGCGAATTCGGCCGAGACATACCGAAAACTACGCTCATCAATGAGCCTTTTCCCGTTCGGTGTATATTCTACTGAAGACCATAATTCAGAATTATTTACAATGTATAGCCTTTTTAACCAAGCTATTGCCTCACCTTGAGTATCATGGCCAATATCCATTGCAATATCAACTCTTCTAACTTTGTCATCAAAGTTTTTAACCATTGATTCCAAATCATTTATATCAATAGTTATTTCGCCAAATGAATCGTTGAAAGTTCCTATCCTTAAAAGCTGTATCTCTGGATTTAAATGAATTTGATTATTATCTTGGTCATAGAAACTATGAATTGATGGTGCCGTTCTTAAAGTATTATTAGCATAAGGCATACTAAGAAGTTTAAATTAATTATGGGCATAGTCAATTTTATTTTACAAAGAATATCGCCAGTAAAAACCTTTACACATTGAGTTTCTTTTTATTGAAGCATGTACCCCTGAAAAACCCGCTCTTCTGGCATCTGAAAAAGAACCCCATACCTTGATAAGCTTCATATTCAAATCGAATTGGTACACTTTAATTGAGTTCTTTAGTCCTATTTGATTTTTCATGTGGCCGCATACCAAATCTAAAACCTTGGTTCTTCCTGCCCTTTGATATGCCCCGGTAGAACCACTTTCAAATTCTTTCCTAGTATTATATTTTAATGCTTCTTTTTTTATACTTTCAAAATCCCACTTGATTGATAATTTTGCCCTTTTATCCATATGGGAAAAAGCTTCCTTAGTTATCCTTAGCCTATGTATCTTAAGGTATGCACCGGGGTGTTTTTTTTGTAGTTCGAATTTATATCTAAATTCCTTAGCTAATGCCAATAGATTTTCCCTATTCCATTTTAAATCTGCCCCACCTAGGCCGCCAGTTTTTTGGATATTTAATATCTTCCAGCCTGAGTCAGAATATTCTTTTTTAATTAACTCTTCAGATTGAGCGGCCATTTCCTTACTTAAGAGGTCTGTCTTTTTTATCCACTTATAATCTAAATTGTTATTAATATTTTCTCTGACAAATTTATTAGATGATTTTCTTAAATGTGAAGACTTCCTCTCATTTATATTTCCAGTTAACCCTACATAAACAGATTTATTTGAAAACTCTATTACATATATCCATCTATATTGTTTAGAACCTTGCCGCTCCATATGTGCGCAGACAATATCTAAAATTTTTCTCTTCCAACAAGTGCTATAAGGGCCAGGAAACCTTTTATGAAATTCCATTCTGGTTTTACACTGAGATGCCATGGCCATTAATTTTTCTAAATCCCATTTATAATTCATAATAGAATTATACATATAAATATATTGTTTATCAACAAACCTATATATTTTTTATATGATTAAAAGCCTTCTTCCAGCACTTTTCTTGCTTCATAAGGAAGGGAACCAGGCGAGGGCAAGCCGTCTATTTCAAAGTCTGCGGGCCTTTCCCCTAAAGGGAGGTAGGTAGAACGGCAATTCCAATGGAGAGGGGCATGGTATGTCTCAAAATAGGGGTCATCTGCCCGAAAAATTGTCCCGTTTAGGGCGAAACAAAGCGAGGTTGTTCTTTCATCATTTGGGTTAAAAAATTCATAAACCTGAATCCCTTCTTTCTCAAAAACATCTAAGCGAGAATCATTCACTAAATTTGTACTTTGGGTAAAAGCGGCTGCACCTTTTTCCACTACATCGATATAGTCACTTTGGGATAAGTCTATTGCCTGCTTCAACTCCTCCTTAGTCAGCAGATAGTTATTCTCAACTGCGACATAAGTTGCGCCCTGTAAATCCAAAACAGTCGCCTCTGAGAACATTTGCGATTGATGAATTATCCTTTTCCGTTGGTCCTCTGGAAGATTTGCCAAAGTCATTGGGTCAAATTCTATTTGGTCTGCAAACTTTATAGTTTTATTACCAATCTCTGAAATCGCATCCCGGTTTGATGAATCAGTTATTTCAGCATATGCCATTAACATATCCGATTCAAACTGCGCCACTAGAACATCAGAGGCCACTACTCCTTGTGAGACCAGATATTTTTCATCCGGCAAAAGGAAATCCCATCTCATCATTATTTGATTAGTTAAATTCTCAGATATGATTGGTAAGTGATAAGACATTACTGCTACGAGCAATTCTGCCCCGGAATCCATTATTTTTTCATACTGTTTCATCTAAGTTGCCCTTAGATTTATTACAAGCAGCAATTGCTCTGTCCTTCTCCCAGCCTTTATTAATATGGTGGAGGATGCATTGAGATATTTTATCATTTACATCTAATTTTTTATCTTTCTTTGGTCTAGGTCTAACATCGCCAGCATCTTTTTCAACATCTGCTTTTACCTTTTCACGGAACGCTTGAAGGGCGGTTTCCATAAATGGCGTTTGAACTACCGGAGGTTTATTTCTCTTTTCAATAGTCTCCTCACTCATCTCAGGCATCGCATATAACTTCCTAGTATATTCTTCTAACTCATTATCGGGAGTAATTATTCTTGCATTTGATAAGTTCGCTATTATTTGAGAGAAGTCTAAACCGCCTGCATCGGTTACTCCGCTAATATATAAACTAGGAAATTTCTTGGCATCAGGGAAATTAAGTTTAATCAACTCCGGAATAATTGTCTTATTAAATTCTGATTCGATAATATCAATAATATATTCTAAGGAGTTTTTAAAGAACATTGAGAGGTCTGTTGATAAGGCCTGTGAACCACCAGTTGTAAGGCCCAATTCTAAGAAGGAGGCCAGAAAACTTTTGGCCATTCTTTTATCTTCATTATCTATGGCCACTTCTATTTTTTGTGGGTCGTAAGAATTAAATTTAACTTCAACATCGAAGCCTTCAGTCTTAACAATATAATTTGATTGGTGAGTACAAAAATCTGCTAAGGCCTTTTCTAAGGCAACCCTTGAAGTAGAATTTTCTGCACCTAAAGGGATTGTTCCAATGGGAATCCCAATAGCAAATTTTTCAATCCCAATGGCATTTAATTTCTGGTAAGTTTGCTTTCTGAAATAACAACCATAACAAGGCCTTAAAAGAGATATGCCTTGGTAATTCTGGCCCTCTTTATTTATCGTAAAGATTGATAAGACTTCCTTTGGAATAGGGCCTGTATGGCCTAAATCTCCAAAAGCATATTGGGTAAGGCCCACAAATTCTTTATCTTTAAAATTCCAGGTTTCAATTGTTTTAGGACTAATCCACCTAAGTTCTTTAAGGCCTATATAAGAAGGAAGTATTTGTTTGCCCTCAACTTCAATCGGTTCATTGTAAACTTTATGGATTCTTTCCATGGCAGAGTGGCCAAAGATTACCATGTCTAATATTTCATTTTTCATTTGGGCCTGAGTTTGTTCCATATCTTTAAAAACAATCTCAAGGAATTTGGCATGAACTTCTGCTTCTGGGGAATCATCAAAGGGCCTAAATTCAAAGAGGCCAGACATAATTGGTAATTTCACCGCAGATACTAACATTTGTACTTGAGAATCTTTTCGCCTCATTTGGTCATAAACTCTGGCCGCTTCGGAATGCTTTAATTCTTCTAAATATTCTTCTGAGAAATATCCGGCATAAACTTCTGAACCTGATGTGCCTATACCTAGATTTATTTGAACAGGAGTTACTCCGGCCTTGGCCGCTTGGTTGATTAAGGTCTCCATGGCCACATCTTTTGGGGCCTCAAAACCCAGGCTATTCATTCCATCATTAACTTCATTGGCCATATTTTAACCTCAATAGTTTTGATTAGATTCTATTAGAACTGAACTGCTCCTGTCGACCGAAGAATATTTACCTGGCACAGGAGGAAATAATTTAAATACTGAGTAGCCCAAACTATCAGAACTATGAGTTAAGGTTTTATCTTTAGTTTGGTCTAACTTACCTGACTTATTCCATGTAGTTTTGGATAAGCATCTAATTAAGTGGCCACATTTATGGTCGATTAGGATTCTTTTATCTTGAAGCATTTTATTAACCATCATTACCCGGTCAAAGACGAATGGATTTTTGGAAGGTAATAAATTAAATCCTAAGCTTCTCAAGGCCGCATGATTTGATGGCCCAACTGTTGAACGATTAGAACCTGTAGAATCTGAAATTATATTTACATTAGTGCCATAATGTTCTTTTAAAAGGAACCCAAATTTATAAGTATCAGCATTGTCTGGAATTATTATTTCATTGAATACTTTTATTTTATTTCCTATTACTTGAAAGATAACTGAGCACATGGGTGATACGTTAAAATCTAGGCCGCAATAAATTTGAGCATCTGGTTCTTGCTCAACTTTAGTTACATTAAATTCTTTGTTAAAAGCATAATATGCGGCCTCTGCTGACATATCCACAAATTCGGCCATACATTCCTGGTCAAACAATCTTTGAGGATAAGATTCTCTTAAACTTTCTACATAATCGGAAGATAAAAGAGGATTATCATAAGTTGTGGCCTTAATAACAAAGGAGCTCTTATTAGGTTTTTCAATAAAGTTTTCATGGACAAAATTAAATCCCTTAGGCGTTGTTCCAGTTCTTATTTGTGAAGGATTAAGTCTTACCCGGCCTAAGGCCGTTCTAAAGGCCAGTTCATCGTAATAACCAAGTTCA